CATGGTTTTTATTAGAAGAAGGTAAATCTTTTATATTAAATACATTTGATGCAGCATTTAATGCAAACAATGCAGATACTGACACTCCAGCATTAGATGCAATTACAGATATTAGAGTTAAAAATGAAAGTGCTACAGTAGCAGTTGATTTAGAAATATTTATAGCAAGCACATAGGAGTAAAAAATGGCAAGTACGGTAACAACAGCGACGATGACAGTAACAGTTTCAGAATCTATTACTTTAAATGGAAAAAACCAGGGTTCAATAAATACTTTATCTATACCAGCTATTGCAAATATATCAAAAAGAATAGTAAATGTTCCTACTTCAGAAGTACAAATTCTTACAATGGGCACTGCAGTAGGTGCAGGAATATTTGATGAGACAAAAGTATTATATATTCGTATTACTAATCTTGACAATGAAAATCATGTTGGTTTAATATTTAAAAATGAAAATAATGATGAAGCTGGACTTAAACTAGATAGGGGTCAATCTTTTATTTATAATGGAGATTTAGATGGTGGCGTAGTAGATACTATGGATGCAATACAAAATTCAACTTTATCTACAAATGTATTTGCAGATTTAGTAAATATTACCGCTACAGCAAATACAGCTGCATGTGATATTGAAATTTTTGTTGCATGTAAATAGGAGAATAAATGGCTAAAAGAGATTTCCCAAATGATTATTTTGCATGGTATAATGACGATGATAGATTAGGTTTGTTATGTCAAGTAGTATCAAATGACGTAAGTGATACGGCGCAAACTATTCAAGAAAAATATGACACATACACTGGAACTAGTGTAACAAATGGACTTAGAATTCATTTTCGTGCAAAGTATGGTCAAGTATCACAATTAACAGATGATTTAAGAGCTGACTCTGGCGTAGATACATCTTTGCATCCAGCAATTATAGATTATGTAAAATCAAGATTGCTTGAAGATATGGGAGATTTGCAAAGAGCATCATATTACAAATCAAAATATGAACGTACGATAAAACAATATCCACATCGAAAAAGTGGTATTAGGGCATTATCAGTACCAAAATTATAAAAACAGGGGATACGATGTCAAATAAAGATAAGTTAGATAGTTTGTACAAACAACTAGAAGATGCGATAAATAAAAGACAGTCATTGCAGTCAGATGTAAATGATATAACTACATTGGCAGTAAAACTGCAAGGGGCTATTGAAGTTCTTGAAGAACTTGAAAAAGAATCAGAAACAAAGGAGGAGGAATAGTGCTAGATACACTAAAAACTTCATGCTGTGGCTTAGGCGGCCTAGCTCTAACATTTATGGAAGCAATTCCAGATGTGCTTAGAGTATTAATCGCTGCGGTTACACTTGCCTATATGGTAATGAAGTTACGCAAAGAAATGAAATAAATGGCTAGAAAGTCAAAGGGGGTGGTAAAACGTGCAATTGTCACCCCCGACAAACATTTTCCTTTGGCTGATATGTCAGCAATTAGCTGCTTAAAACAGGCAATCGAAATAGTCAAACCAGATATATATATAGATTTAGGAGATGTTGGAGAATGGCACGGTGCATCTCATTGGCAATGGAAAAGAAAGAAACGTCCACCTTTAGAGTATCAATTACCTTTTATTGACCAAGATATAGCAGAGGTAAATGCAGGGATGGACTGGATAGATGAATCGTTAGACAAAGTTAATTGTAAAACGAAACACATGATAGAAGGTAATCATGATGATTGGATGAATAAGTTTGTAGATGAACATCCATTTTTAAAAGGATATAGGTTTAAAGAATGCGTAAAATTAAAAGAAAGAGGTTACAAGTATCATCCTGCGGGCAAGTATCTCAAGATTGGGAAGCTACATTTTTACCATGGCCATCATTTCGCGGGAACTCATCACACACGAAATCATCTAATGCGGTTAGGTGCAAATGTAATGTACGGACATCACCACGATTTACAGCAAGCGTCAGTAACGCACATGGATGGGGTGAAGTCAGCATGGAGTATTGGATGCCTCAAAGACATGAGCGAAGAACAAAATGAGTGGCTGGGTGGTAGAAGAATTAATTGGTCTCATGCTTTTGCTATTGTTGATTTTTTTGCAAAAGGCCATTTCACAGTCCACGTTATACAAATCATTGATGGCGAAACGTCATTGTGGGGAGAGTTAATTAAAGGATGAGTAGTTGGTTAATTGGATTCTGTTTTTTTATTATATTTGCTATTTATGTAGCAAGTATAATAAGTGAGATTAAAAGAAAGAAATAATAATGGAGATGTTTGATTTACTTGAACGCTTTGGTTTGCCAGTTATGATGGTTATAGCTCTTGGTTTATACGCAAAATCTCAAACGGCTTGGATTCAGGATGAATTACAAAAAGAGCTAAGAGAATCCTTTGAAAGGCTCGAGGGGATAACCATAAAGCTTATAGACGCTCAAAAACAGTCTTTAATGGAAACAAAAGAGATTAAGGCTAGTTACCATGCTATTGTAGAAATACTTGCTAGTTTAAGCGGAAATGGACTTAAAGAGAAATTTGTAACAAAAAAGAGAAGAAATAGCAATGAATGGTAAAGGTGACAAGCAAAGAGTTAGATGGTCAAAAGATTTTGCTAGAAGATTTAATTTAATATTTAACAACAAGGAGAAAAAAACTCATGGTAGACATGATAATAACTTACTTAAAAAGTAATAAAGAAGAAATTGTAGATGGAATTAACAAAAAAGTAAACATTCCTTTAGTCTCAGAAGCTAAAGAAGAAGATATATTTGATTCTTTGTTTGATGCTGTAATGGAAGTGTTAGAAGCAGTATTAAGTAAAAAGAAATAGTGCCAAAAAAAGTATATAAAATAGAATCATTCGAGGGTGGGATAAATCAAAAAGCCGACCCTCGTGATATTAAAAATAATCAATTAGAAGAAGCATTCAATGTAGATGTATCGAATCCTGGTCGTATAGTAATGACAGGAGACGGAACTTCATCTTATGTTAATGTGAATGCTAAAAATAAACAAGTTTCTCCAACAGAAGAGTCAAGTTCTTTATTGCTAAATGGTTCAAATTTAACAAATGGATATGGATTGTTTAATTTTTCACATGATTATAATATGGCTGACACGCCTAGTGAAGTAGCTTCAGATTTTATATGTATTAATGATGGAGCAAAAGTTCATATATGGGATTCATGCTATGATTCTGCAGGCGGGGTAGATTCTTGGCTTAATTCTAAAATTACTTTAGGTAAAGCTAATTCTAATAATAATGGGAATGAATGGATAGAAAAAGTAAAACCTATTTATTATAAGGCAGATAATGGATTAAGAGTATGTGATGGTCAATTTTGTTCTCAAAATATAGACGCACTTTTAAATGCAGATGTAGGTTCTAGCACTAATACTTTTGTTTTACAGCAACCTTTAAGTTCAAACATTGCTGCGAATGATTATTTAAAAATTAATAATGAAATAGTTAAATATATCTCAGGAACAACAACAATAAAAGTTTTAAGAGGTCAATTTGGCACTACTGCATCTTCTCACGTTGCTGCATCTTCTTTGCAAGCTATAAATGTTCCAAAAATATTATCACACATTAAAAGACCTTTTTTAGAAAAAGCACGTAAATACACTAACTTAACTGATTATACAAATGCATCTGCAGATATAGCAATTAATAAATGGCAAGAAGATGTACAAGCTTTAGAGCCTGCTAACAATTATTCAGCAAGTGGGCAGCCTTATGGTTTAGTTGTTTATGATGGTAAAGTTACAGGCATGGCTACAACAGGGACTTCTGGAACTACTGCAGATGAATCTCTTCAAGAGCCAAATGCGCCAGAAAAAGTTTTATTTAGTGTACATGAAAGCAAAAGTGCAGATGATAATGTGCAAAGAATTGCATCAGTAGTTGATGGAGGAGTTCTTAATAGTAACAATACAACAGTATTAATTCATTCTAATACTAGTTTTAATTTTGCACAAAATGGTTTTACTGTAGGTAAACTTGTTATTGTTTCGGGTTCAACAAATTACGATGGATTGGCTGAAATTGTAGGGCAAGGAGATGCTGCTCATAAAATTAAAATATCTATTAATCATGTTTCTGAATCAACTGAAGACAAAGATTTTGATATTAGATTAGAAGAAAATAGAATATCAGAAGATTTGCAAAATAAATATATATTTGGAATGTCATTTGTATATGATGGAGGCGGTAGTGAAAAACAAGAGTCTCCTGTAAAGCCTGGATATGTTTACTCTGGGTTAATACCTCATGATGCATCTATTGGCAAAACTAATAGTGGTTGGAAGACAGATAACGCGGCTCAAAGTTCTGATGCGGTATTGGCAATAGAAGATGATGATGGAGCAGGTTATAGTACTTGGATATTAAATGATGGTACATTTTTCTTTGATGATAGCGCAATTAGTGAAAATAAGTTTTTAATGTACAATGGTGATTCTTTAGCTGATGGAACTTATAAAATTGCTATTGATGTAGCTGAGGCAGGTCAATTAAAAATATATCCTCCTGGGAATGATGCAGATTCATCTGGAGGTTCTGTTGGAGATGGCACTGGAGACAGTGCGACTGTGACAATTAATACTCCAGGAGTATATTTATTTTCTGCTGTTAAAGATACTTCTAACGAATCAGCTACATTTAATTTTGTATGTGAAGGAATTGATGGCCAAGGAGATATTAGAATTAATAGCGTACAAGTATTTAATGATACTCCTGTAGAAATGGATGCCAATAATGCTATAGATATGAGAGGATTTGAAGGTGTTCCTAAAATGTTTTCTGGTTTTAATATGAATAGAAGTTCCCAATATCAATGGAACGACCGAATTATTGGATATAGAATATATATGAAACAGGTAGATTCTGCTACTACTACGCTATTAGATGAATGGCTTTTAGCTTTAGATGTTAATTTACAATCAGGTGAATATATTAATTATGCAAATGAAGCAGCGGAACAATATTTGCATTTAAGTCAAAATTGGGTAGAAGATAGTTCATCTCCAGTTGTAGATACGTTTGTATACTCTTCTGTTTGTACTGAAAAAGTAGGTGGAAATACTAACGGACGTTCTAATATGGACACTCTTAGAAATATTCCTCTTAACACATATGAATCTGAAAATGGATATAAAGCTGAGACTAATACAGCTGCTATGTATAAAACAGCAACAATAATAGATAGAAAAGTTTTTATAGGTAATTTAAAAATAGGAGAGAAAACATATCCTGACAGAATGATTGAAGCTCCCGTAGATAGGTTTGATACATTTCCAGATGATGGATTAAATTATATAGACATTGCTGTAGGCGATGGCGATGAAATTGTTAAGCTAGAGTCAGTAGGGAATAAGCTTATACAATTTAAAAAGAAACATGCATATCTAATACAAGTGTCTTCAGAAGGTGTTGATGTATTAGAAACATGGGCGCATAAAGGTATAAAATCTGCAGCACAATCTATTCTTGCTGGTAATGGGATTGTTTGGGTTAATGATAGTGGACTATATTATTATGATGGTAAAGATTTAAAAATAATTACTAGTGATTCATTTCAATCTAATACATGGATTATTAATGAAGACCCAGCTAAACCTCCTATACTTGGTTACGATGAATCTTCCAATAAAGTAATAATACTAACTAGTAATGTTACAGAAAAAAATAACGGTGGATATATTTATGACATACAAAATGCATCGTTAACTGAATGTCAAAATTTATTTAACACATATCCTATTACTTTAGAAAATGCAATGCTAGATGCAAATGGTGACGGAAATTATGATATATTAGATATTATTTATATGCACACTCAGGGTTCAGATACTATATTGCAAGAATATGGAGGTTTAATATTACCTGGTTATATTGATGGAGAAAACATTCCTATTGTTCCTGATGAAATATATAGAAGCAATATGATAACTACAAAAGATAGACAGCTTTTAATAGCAACAAACACATCTACTGCGCCTTTAGATGTGGGATTTACAGCATGGACTAATAATGAAAGGCCATTGTATAATTTTAATTCAGCCGCAGATAGTTTTCTTGTACAAACTAAAGACATTGATTTTGGTAATATAGCAAGAAGAAAAAAAATATATAGTATTTATATATCATTTAAAGCACAATCATTTATGTCAGGAGTTATAGTTAAGTATGCAACAAATGGTTCTAACACTTTTAACGGCATATTTAAAAATACTACATATTATAACAATGCTAAAGGTTTTGATGCGTATAACGCAGGAACATCTAGCAATGAATGGATAACAGTGCAATTAAAACCAGAAAATTCTATTACTAATGTATATTCAATTCAATTACAATTTAGCTTTGCAAATGCTGGAAATGTAGGTAATTTAGATGCTGTAGATGTAGCTGGAGACAATACTATTACTTTAGCAGCAACAGCTTCTGGGACTGTAGATAATTATAATGGAATGCCTATATATTTTCATCATGGACGTGGACATTCTTATTATGGTAAAATTACTGATTATGACGAAAGTTCAAAAGTTGCTACAATATCTCCACCTCTTAGTAAAGGTGTAAGTAAAACTACTGCGTACGATATTGGCTTTATTCCAAAACAATTTGCAATTAATGATATTGCTATTGTATATAGAGAAAAATCTATTAAATAATGTCTAAACGTCCATCAAGAGGGGTAACAAGCGGTGTAGGAACTCCTACTAGAATGACTGGTAGAGATGGTGATTTAACAATAAGAAAAACAAGGCAGGGCAAAATCTTATATGTTAAAGAACATGGTTTTTGGCATCCTATTAATACAGGCGTAGATACATTAAAATTACAAAAAGATGTAGATAGACTTATGCGTTCTGTAAACACTATTAGAAACGACAACAGTCCATTTTCAACTATAGATACTCTTGATATTAGAAGAGATAAAATAAAACTTGGCACAAGTGGTACAGGATTAACTTTTAAAAATAGCAGTGGAACATTAAATGTTAATAATGCTGACGATACTGATACTGCTAAAATTTCTGCAAAAACACTTACTGTATCAGGTACTCCTTCTTCTACAGGTGAAATTGGATTTGATAGTAATGTTGTAAAAGTAAAAGACTCTTCTGGTGTAAATAATTTAATGATGCACACTTCAGATGGATTAGTCAAAAGAACTAGAAGCACTGGAAGTGCTGACATAATATTTGACGCAGACAATTTAACAATACAAGATACAAGTAATACATCTATAGAAACTAAATTTACAATTGGACATTTAGCAACATCATCTAAAACATCTATTAAACTATGGGAAGACACTGTTAAAGTTCAAACTAATAATCCATCATCAGCTAGTGAGTTTCAAAATTATCCTATGATATATTCTACAACTGATAAAAAATTATTTGTAAAAGTAGGTAGTGAAGCTAAATTTGTTACTTTAACTGATTCATTAGACTTTTCATATGATATTACAGCTTTTGGATTTAATCAATCTCAAATAGTACAAGAAATTGGAGGTTCATATACTCCGATTAGTGGCTCTGCTCCAACTGGATATTGGAAAGCTGCAGGAGACTTAGAATTTAATTTAACTTACCAAAATGGACCTCCTACAACGGTAACAATTACTGCGGCATTGTCTTCAGGTACCACAGGATGGACAGGTAACGATAGAACAGTTGCTGGTTCTGGCTCTACTTCTCAAACCGTACTTTCAAGCGAAAATTTAAATTATCCTACGGCAATTGGTGGCACAGCAACATTTTCTGTAACGTCAAGTCCTGCTCCTGACGATGGAACTTATCCTTCTAACAAAGTAGTAACATTTAAAAATCCGCTTAAAATTGGTACTAATTCATCTACGACGGTAGCCGATGCTACATTGAACAGTTTGTCAACTAAACTTTTTAATGATTCATCTGAAAACAGTTTAACTGTTGGCAGTGGTTCTGGTCAGCATATTTATTATGCATTTCCTGCTAGGTCGCCATATACAAGGTTAAATGGTGAATATAATTTTAGACATCAAGGAATGACAGCTGGATTTACTGAAACTACATATGAACATACTAATATTGTAGGATATAAAGAAAATTATTATGCATATGTTCAGCAAATAGCTAATGCCGCTTCAAGCACTTTAACTACTAGCACATCTCAAGGATTGTTAAATCAAATGTTTTTTGGAGTGCATGGTGATAATACTATAACAAATAGTGATTTAAACAGTATAGATTCTTCTCCAACAATAAGTGATAATATTGATAGAAGCTTAGGTAATGTAACTACAACTTCAGGTGAATATCTTGTTTTTTCATATGATGCAGACCATGATAATTTAAATAGCGATGCATTTCAAGTTGATGGATATACTGCAGGATTTACACAACAAACTACATCAAATTATCAAAATCCCGCAGGAAGAACAGCTAATTACAAATCTTATGTATCAAATGTTACTAATATAACTGCAGATGCTTCTAAATCATGGAACTCAGATTCAACTGGTTCTGTTGTTTTGCAAAGAAAATGGGGTTTTATTACAGGCGTATCAGACCCTGCTTCATTTTCTAGTGCTAATTTTAAAGCATTAACTAATGCTTCATATAATAAAGATTCAACAAATAATGACTCTACTACATGGGGAACTAAAACATGCCCTAGTAACGCGCGATTAGTATTATGTATTCCATCTGGGCAAGCAGATATAAATATAGATGAAGGTTCTAACACATCTAATGATGTTAAATTTGGTGGAGTTTCTTGTGGATTTGAAAAAGCAAGTAATCAATCTTTAGAAAATGATTTTGGATATACTGCTAACTATGATGTTTATATATCTAAAAGAACTAATATGAATAGAAATAATTCAGGTGCATTAAGTATCCTTGCAAGTAATACAGACAACAATGAACATATATGGGGAATTCATACTGAATCAGCTACAAGTATTACAGAATTAACTAGTGATGAGTTATATGCTCTTACTGAAGGTGGTAATGATGACACTGAAAGTAACTATGATAATTATAGAGTAATTCAATCTAGTATGGATGTAGGAGCAAATGAGTTTATAACATATGCACATAGAGCTGATGAAACAGATTTGACAGTCGGTAGGTTTAGATTTAATGGTATTACAATGGGAATGACTAAGCTTAGTAGCACAGTTGCATATAAAAATAGAAATGGATTTACAGAAAATTTTGATGTTTATGTATCTGATACTCATAATTTAAGCTTATATCAAGGAGCAGGTGATTTTGAATATAGTTCTAGCTCATCTGTACTAAATCATACATATTGGGGTAAAATAGATTTAGGAGCTTCATGGAATAATACAAAAGATTTGTCAACAGATTTAGTTAGTTTAGTAGAAAATGGGACTGTAACAAATGCATTGAATACTAGTAATGTAAATAAAGTTATAAGCAATACATATAGTACAAACAATGCTTACGGAAATATAACTACTGACAGTACAAATTGGTTTGTGTTTGCACACAGAGATACAGGGAATACTACATTAAATGCTAATCAATTTCAATTACAAGTAGACCCTGGCAACAGTGCATCTAGAATTACTATGGCTATGATAAAAAATCCTGTAAATAATATATATGAACATACAAATAATTCAGGATATAAAGAAGATTATGAAGTATGGGTTTCTAAAAATTATGGATACAATGAAGGTGTTGAATGGAAATTTTACTTATCTTCTACTACTACAATAAAAAATCAATATTTTTATGGATACAAAGTAGATAATGCAGGCACTCCAGCTACTGTTAGCGAAAGCGATTTAAATACAGGTGCAGGTATTACTATTGCATATGATGGAGGTGTAAATGTAGATGTATTGGCATCAACATCAATAGCAGCAACTACTAATAGAAGGATAGTCTTTGCAGCTGCTGATGCAAGAATAGAAGATAAAGAAAGCGGTAATTTTAGAGTTAACGGATTTACAGCTGCATTTACAAAACAAGATTTAGATAATTTTACAAATGTAGCAGGATATGTTGAAAATTATGATGTATGGATAAGCGATAAGCATAGTATGGGTACAGTTGATTTTGAAATGTTAGGTACTGTAAAAACGCTTAATCAGATTAGAGTAAATTATGGAACTAATGCAACTCCTACAGCAAATGCAGCTTTTATTGATACTTTAACACAAAATAATACTAATAACAGTTCAGGAGTTAAAATAAATATAGCACATAATACAATTAATAATCAAAATATTAATACAAATCCAGGTACATCAATTAGTCCAGGGTTTGCATACATACCTTCAATAGCTGCAGGTAATTATATATATGTTGCTATACCTAGGCGACATTCAGCTCATCTTGGAGAAGATAAATTTCAATGGAGTAGCCTATCTGGCAGTGATTATAGCACCCCCGGATATGCTTATCAACTTGGACATGCTGGATTTAATTGTTTAACATCAGGTGGTGCTGTTTCGTGGACAAATTCTAATGGGTTTACAGAAGATTATGATATATTTGTAAGTGTTAAACCTACTGGTTCAGATATGGGCACAGAGGGAACTTTAGGATATAGAGAGGCTACTAGTACTGATACTTATAAACAAGTTTATTTTGGCCCTCATTCTTCAAATGGAATAAGTGCTGCAAATATAGCAACTCTTTCTGGTAAAGCAATACGTATTGACGCTGTACAATCAACTACAGACCAATTAGATATGAGCACATCTGCTGCAAGCGGTGAATACATATATTTTTCTGTTAATGATGTTGAAACAAACCTTACAACAGGAACAGATTATAGTTCAGCTTCTACAGGTACATCGTTTGTATATGATGGCCTTACTATGGGAGTTAAAGCTCAAGCGTCACATTCAGGAGTTGTCGGAGGGTTTGGCCAATCAAATAATCATGACACCTATCAATCTGAAATTACAAATATGAGAGGTGGAGCTACGTGTGATTTTGAAGTATACACAACACCTAAACTTATTAACAGATGGTATTATGGAAGTTCTTCGACTTCAGATGTAAGTAGTATGAATAATGCACAATTAGCTACATTTTTAAGTGGATTAACTGCAAATACTTTATCTAATGGCACTGTATTAGGAGATATTACCACTAGTGCTACTACACCAGAAGCTTTGTTTTCTGTAAATGCATTACCTGCCAATGATGAGTTTATATGGTTTGTATATCCAACAAGATATAAGACCGCTAATGTTACTAGTGAAAATACAACAGGGTTTTTCACATATCATATACCTCATACTCTTCCTTTCAATGGAGGCATGGGAGGCTATGGTTCTTTTGCACTCGGAGAAGGACATATAGGTAATTTTACAAATGATGTAGGCTGGACAGAGTCTTATGTATTTGTAAGGTCTGAAAATCATAGTTTAGGTTCAAAAACTGTAAGGGTGTTAGCGTAATGCCAGTAGAAATATCGGCCATATTAAGTAGAATGGAGCCAAATGATACTGATTATAAATTAGTTGGAGGCTCTGATGTTGCTATTAGAAATGCACATGATTTAACAAGTGTTACTTTAGCGGATGCTGATACATTATTATTAGACGATGCATCTGCAACAGATTCTGGAACAGATAGCACTGATGGTACTAAAACAAGTACAGGTAGAATACAGTTATCTCAACTAGGTACATATATAACTGGAGCATCTACTTTTAGTATTGATAATGGAAAGCTACGCACTGCATTAAGTTCATTACAAAGTAGTAGTGGCGATACAGATGAAGAAATAGTTATAGGTGCAGACTCTGGTGATACTATAGTTATAACAGGTAATCTTAAAGTAAGTGGAACTACTACTACTGTAAACACTGCTAATTTAATTGTAGAAGATAAGAATATAGAGCTAGGAAAGGTAAGTTCTCCTACAGATACAACTGCAGATGGTGGTGGTATTACATTGAAAGGTGATACAGATAAAACATTTAATTGGGTAAATGCTACAGATGCATGGACTTCTAGTGAACATATTCAATTAGCTACTGGTAAGAATTTTTTAATTGATACAGGTAAAATAGGATATTCAGATGGCAGTATATCTAATGCTGAAGGGTTTACTTTTACAGCTCCTAATAGTGAACAAGCATATATAGAATTAATTAAAGATGCTGGTGATGGCAATAGCGATTTTTGGGCTATACATAATGATGGTAATTTAAAATTACAATGTAAAATAAGTGGTTCATATGAATCAATGTTTACAATAACTCCTAATGCTACTACTGCTAACTCTACAATAACGATTCCTGGAAAGATTATATCTAATGATGGTGAGAGTGGCAGCTTTATATTATCGGGCCCAAATACGGATGAAAACGTAACTCTTGAAATGTATGGTGATGCTAATATAGAAAAATGGAAAATACTAGATACTCATACAACTGGTGTATTTGCATTTCAAAATTATGCAAATGCTGCTTGGCAAACTATGATGAGCATTACTCCTAATGCTACTCCTGCTAGCTCTACAATAACAATTCCTGGAACTTTAGCAGCAAATGCTATAACAGTTGGTGGAGCTACTTTAACAAGTGTTATCGAAAATACTGTTGTAGGTGCTGCTGGAATAGCTTCAACAGTAACGGTATCTGCAAACAATAGTACTGACGAAACAGTTTATCCAGTATTTGTAGACTCATCTACAGGATTTCTAGGCTTAGAGTCAGATACTGGGCTTACATACAATCCAAGCAGTGGGGTATTAACAGCTACAGCGTTTTCTGGAAATTTAACTGGCAATGTAACTGGTAATACAAGTGGTTCATCTGGCTCATGTACTGGCAATGCAGCTACTGCTACTAAAATTGATAGTATTACAAATTCTAATATTGTTCAATTAACTGATTCTCAGACGTTAACAAACAAAACAATAACTACCCCAGTCATGTCAGGCCCTCAATTAAAAAACGGGAATGTATCTGCAGGATATATTGATTTTTTTGAAGATGAAGACAATGGAAATAATTACGTTAGATTAATAGGCCCTGCAAGTACAAACAATGCCACTATAACTCTTCCTACATCTACAGGAACAGTAGCATTAACTTCAGATAGTTTTACGGTTGCAGCTACAACAAATACTACTCCTTCTGTAATAACTCCAGGCGACACGTTAACTATTGCTGCGGGCACTGGTATTACTACAACAGCTACAAATGATGGCACAATTACTATTGCAGCTACTGGAGGTGGTGGCTCTTCTATTACTAATTATGTTACAAATGATGCAGATGATTTGATGGTAGGAAAATTTATTGTGGCTAATGAAACTGTCCCCGCATTTACATCTCAATTTATGACAAGATTAAATGACACATCTGTTAATGCTTCAACAAATTTTGTGTGCAATATAATTGGTGAAATTAACGCAGTAAAAGGCGACAATCAAAGTACGAGCACTACGGCACTTAATGTTCAGATTGACACTGCAAATAATACTCATAGTTCAACTGGAACCTATATTATAAATACAGGGATAGAAATTGATTTAGATGCAAATACTAGTGCTCTTTCAACAACTCAACTTGGAATGGATATTGATATATCAGGTGGTGATGCTGCTAATTCGACTGGAATTCGCATAAAAAATGACAATGGCGGCGAAGATATTAAATGTTTAAGTTCTGCTGATAACGCTGATTATTTTAGCATATCAACTACTACAAATGGAGCTACAACTATAAAAACTGTTGATGGTGGAGGAAATGGTGCTCATCTTACATTTGATGTAACAGGACAGATGTTTTTTGATTCTAACTCAGGTTTTTATCATTTTAGAGATAATGGCGATACTGATGATGCTTTTAGAATTCAAGTTGAAGGGGGTACAGGTGCAACTACATTAAAAACATTTAGTCAAGCAGCCGATGGAAATTTAAAATTAGAAATAGATGGAGATATAGAGCTTAATGCAGATGGTGGAGATATAGTATTTAAGGATGATGCTGCCCCATTAGCTACAATAAATAGTGATGGTTTAACTATTAGGTATGATGGTAGTTCTCATGCTGTGTTAAACTCTGTTAATGGAGCTGGAGATTTTACTATTTCTACTGTAGGAAATATACTTGGTACAGGTGTAACTAATGAGTTTACATTAAAAAATGCAGCAACTGCAAGCGACCAATATGCGGTATTTGGAAATGGTAGTGAAGCTATAGTATTAACAAGTAAAAGCACTCAAGATATAAAATTAAATACTAACTCAGGAACTGATTCTGGCTTTCTTCATATAACAAATGGTCCAAATGGTTTAATTACTTTGGAACCAAATGGAACGGGGACTTTATTGCTAGGTGTTAATGGAGGAACTATTCAATTTGCAACTAATTCTTTTCTAGATGCTAACGGAAATGCATTTTTAGGATATACTGCAGAAAGTAATGCAGTAAATGAATTATTAATAGGAAATTCAGCTACTGGAAATGCTGTTACTCTTGCATCTACAGGAACAGACACTAACGTGCCGCTTACAATAACTACTAAAGGAGCAGGTGCAGTAACAGTTGATTCGGGCTCAAATATTGAACTTAACGCTGATGGTGGTTCAGTAAATATAAAAGATGACTCAGCAAGCATGGCATCAATTACTCAAGGTAGAATAGAACTATATCCTACTGATGCTGGAGATAAATTAAGAATTAACACAACTACTAATGGTGTTACAAGCATTTCTACTAATGACAACTCTGGGGGGAATAATGCTGATTTAACCTTAGATGCTGCTGGAGATATTGTTTTAGATTCAGCAAATGGTAATTTTTTAGCAAAAAATAATGGAACAGAATTCAGTGCAGCTAATAGTTCATATGCTGGTATGATATTAGGATATTCAAGAATAGCAAATAATGCAACAGGTTCTTTTGATAGTTCGATTGCTCTTACTAGCACAATGACTGTTCTTCAAACAAATCAAGGCACAGATGTTAAGGTTACATTTGTAGCACCTCCATCAGGAAATGTTGAAATAAAATTTAGCTGCAGATTATTTACTAGTTCAACAACTGTAGGTTTTGCATTGTCAGACAATGCTACATTTAATGAAGTTGCTGAAACCAATACTTATGATGCTGGTAGTCATAAAATGGATGAAACTGATATTGATGTTATAAACGTGAATTGGGCTGTGACTGGATTAACCGCAGGAAATTCATATACATATTATATTGCTGGCGTAGAAACAAGTTTAACAACATCTTCTATTTTGCATGGAAGATTTAGAACAACAGGAAAACATTATCCTCCACTAATAGTAAAAGCAATAGCACTACCAGCAACTATATTTACTGGAGAGTAATTTTAGACTATGAATAAACAAAAAAATTACATAAATTACTAGTTAAGCTAGAGGAGAAATACATGACAGTAAGAGAATTAGCACAAATAGCAAACTTCGGTGGCGATATTCAATACGGAAGAAAGCTAAAAGGCGATAGAATAAAAGCAGAAGATTTACTGTCACGACTAACTGACCAAGCTCAAGATAAAGCACAAGGCAATAAGAAACTTCAAAACATTATAGACGGAGCAAAACTTTTATCAAATTTTATACCTGGGGTTGGCCCTGCTGTCAGCGCAGCAATTAGTGCAGTTGATTTAATTGGAGATACTACTCGTGATTCTAGCTTTAAATTATCTAAACAACAAAAAGATGCAATTAGCGGAAGCGCGTACGAAGATATAATTAAACAAAACGTAGGTGCTCTTGAAAGCCAAGTTAAACAGGCCGTTAAAGGTCAAGCCAAAAGCTCTCTTTTAAGTAATTTATTAAATATAGGATTAAGTTTAGGTGGCCTGCCAGGCGTTAAAGGAGGAGATGCTGCTGCTGATGTCGCTACTGATAAAATTGCTAAAGAAACTGTAAAATCTGCAGCAAAAGAAAGTTTACCTGCTCCTGCAGGAGTCGTTTCAGAAAATTATTTTCCTATACCAGATTTTAAAGGAATGAATCCATCATTAATTAAAGATGCATCACAAAGAACGGCATCAACATCTCTTGACACAGCGACTAAAACTGCTGCGAAAGATAACAATATTATGAAATTTTTATTAGGCAAAGGTACAGAGGAAAGTTTTATAGCAAGTTTAAAAGATAAACCTGGATTTGAAGCGTTAGGAGATGTTATTCCTGGTTTGAATACTGGATTAAGTTTAATGAAAAAGCCTTTAGGAAAACAAGGATTAACTTATGCTAATCTTTATGGGCCTACTAGTTCTATATTAACAAGGCTGCTTACTGAATATGGCGATGCTACTAGCCCAGCAATGCCTCAATATCAAAGAAAATCATTACGAAGGAGAATAGGATAATGGCAAATGGAGCTTCTTATTTAACACCAGAATTTTTAATGTCACAGCTCAACCAACTATTAAGAGTTGATAGAGAAGGAGCTAAGAAAGGAGCAGGTACAGCCCTAACTAAAGATGAATTTCGTGAACAGTATCAGACAGGATATGTAAATCCGATGACTGGTAGAACGAGATATTATTTTAATTATGATTTTGGCGATGATTTTAACAAAAAATTTCATGGGAAAAATGTGAGAGGTGAAACTCAAGGAAGATTTGGCAGTACAACAGTTGGTGATGGTGAAGGATATAAATTTTACAGTCCAGACGATGCTTATTCTGCTTACTTAGATAGTCTAGGCGGTGATTTTGGTCAAGTACAAGCTAACATATTTGACCCTGCATCATTTTTAGGAGGCATAGAAAAAGCTCAAGGAATAGGCTCTGCAAACAAATTCTCTCCTGATATGTTTACGCCATTTACAATAGATATGTTTAAAAATTTAAGAACTGAAGAGTATCAACCTATAATTGAAGAAGGTAGAAGTAGTTTTATAGATGATTTAATGGCAGGTAAAGCAAATGTAGCGAGTATGGATACAGGAGTTGCAGGTTCTGGCAGAAGAGATAAAGCTCGACAAGATTTAAATAAACAATATACTCAAAATGTTGAGAATATATATTCAGATATACAAGGACAAAAAGCATCTGCATTGCAAAATCTATTAGATGTAGCTAGCCAGTATGAAAATTTAACAGGAGCGTAAATGGCAAAAATAGTACCACAAGGATATGCAAATATTAATGCCTACGATGAAGGCGATAACTTTTTTAAGTTACTAGAATACATTGACAGGTACGGCTCAAGAGTTGATGCTAGACGTGAACAAAAAGAAAATAATAATATTGCAGGATTAAGCTTATTAAATGAGTTGACTGCAAATGCTGTTAACAGTAGTGATATTGAAAACATACAAAATATTTATAAAAATACAATTGATACTAATTATGTGTCTTCTAATCCACAGTACAATGCAGCTGTTGATATATTTGACCTACAATTAGAAAACAAATCAACGCGAATCAATGAAATGGAAACTTCATCTCAAGAATTTGCAAACAATTTATATTCTACTAATAATGTTTTTAATACAAATATTTTAAATATGGATGCTACTCAACTAGAAACTTTGTTTAAAGAGATGAATAAAGATGAAGTATCAGGATGGATTAAAACAGCAATATCAGAAAGAGAAAAAATTTCTTTATATTCTTCAAACATGTTTGACTTATATGGAAATAAAAACCCTAATTTTCAAATTAATGTTAATGGTCAAATGAGAAGTCTAAAGCAAATGAATTTAGATTTAAGCAGATATTCTGAGACTATTGATGCATTGACTATGAAAGCTTTAGACGATGATGTTTTAACGCCACAAGAAGCAAGAGACTTAATGATGATTAGCCCATCTCAAAAAGTTGGTGCTGCAGAATTTAAGGCTTTAATGGACAAGAAAAGAACATTGGCAAATGAAAAATATGAAGAAGGCCAAAATTTAATTTACAATGACAGTTTAAAACTTGCTGCTAAAATGTTAAGCAGCGGAGATAGCGTTATTGGAAATATAGATGTTAATGCATTACTAGGCAACCTTGCTAATGATGAAAAAGTATCAAGTATTGCTGCATCTGCAGTTCCAAATTTAGAAGCTGTACAAACTACTGATGAAAATGGTAATGTTATATTGTTTCCACAAATTACAAATGCAATGAGCGAAACAGAAAGAATACAAGCTTTTGCGGAAAGAGTTTCAGGAGGGCAAGTTGATGCAGGTACATTAAGTACATACTTTTCATCTATTTTAAACAGAGGCAATAGGTTAATAGAAGATGCCAATAAACTATGGAATGCGTTTGGAGGAAGAGAACAGTATTTTGGCTTAGATGAAGGTCCTGTTGGAAGCAGTGACATTCTTAAATATGACATATCTCTTGATGAAAACAACAATCAGACTGAAGGCACTCCTAAATTAAGCACACAAGACTTATCTTCTGAAGTAGAAAATATGCAGCAGGTTATGGAAAATACAATTAAAGATGTAAGAGAAGAAGTTGACGATTCTACTCTTCCAGCTTTTGACATGAAAGATTCTGAGGCATTGCAAGCTAAAGACCCTGTTAAAGATGTTAAAAGAGATGTTGTTACGTATCAGGGAAGAAAGCATGAAGTAGATTCTAATGGTCGTGTGACAGCAGGTATGTTTGATGAAAACAATACATACTCTTGGACTGGACAAATAAGAAGAGTTGAGCCAAAAAAATACATTGAGCAGACAATGGATAAGGAAAGTGTATTAACATTTAATAATTTAAATGATTTCTTGTCTAATTTTGATTTAACAAAAGCAGAATTTTCAGAAAAAGAAAGAGCTTTAATTAATAGGATTGCAAAAGAATCAGATACTCCAGAAAATAGAAAATCAGGTAAAAGTTTATTAAGAAAATATTTAATTAGCGAAAAATTTCCTGGTTCATTTCGTGGAGAAAAAGGATTTCCTAGTGGTGGAAAAGGAAAAGTTTTCAGCGCAATTAAACAATTAAAAAAATATTATTCCGTAGGAGAAAATAGAAAGCAAGACTATAGCTCTTATCAAGCACTTAAAGGCCAAATACCATTGTTAAAAGAATTATTAGGATTAGATTATGATTTAACTTCTAATCAAAAATTAGCAAGTATGATGAGTAAGCACTCAGCTTATAAAACAATTTATGAGCTAGAGCAAGGTATGTTAATAGGTACACCTTTTGCTAAATTTGGATATGGTGACGAAAAATAATAAAAAATATTTATATAATTAATGCCAACAGTTAAAAATCAAGAAGAATTAATTCAGGCTTTTAGAAAAGAATACCCTGATTGGGCGTATAGGCGTTCAGACGAACAAATTTACAATTTATGGGCCGATGAAAGCAGAAAAGCAGGACGTCAAGTTCCTGACTATGTAGCACCATCTATATCATCAATCAATATAAACACTACAGGATTTAACACCACTCCTAAAAAAACAGGTAGCCCTAAAGATTTTGAAGAATTACAAAAAATGGGCGACTCTATGCTTACTACAGGCTTATCAGAAGTAGGCGTAGAAGAAGGTTTTATGGGCATATCTGCAGATTTTTACAAAAATTCATTTAATCAATCATTTGCAGGGTTAGCCTATCAAGCTATGTATGGAAGACCTAAATATGAATTAGACGATAAAGACTATAAATTAGACGGTTTTTTACAAGAAGCAGGTAGTTACTTGCTTGGCATGGTAAACCCCATAGATGCAGCTATTTTTGCAGGTAGTATGGGCACCTCTGTACTAGCTGGAGGTGCAACTAGGGCAGGATTAGGATTTTTAAGTCAAAAAGCTAAAAAAGCGTTTGTATCAGAAACTATTAAAGGTAAATCTAAATTAGCAACGTCATTAATTACACATGGAGTTGAAGGCGGATTTGGTTTAGGTACGTATGGGTCGGCTCATGCAGCATTGGCATCAGCATCAGACCAAAAGATGAAGACAGGTTCGATAGATGGGAATAAAGTTGCAGAAGATGCTAGTGACGCCTTTATAGAATCATTTATGTTAGGTGCTCCTGCAGGAATGATTGGTAGGGGTGCACTAGGTAGTTTTTATGCAACTAAAAAAATGGCAGAAAAACCTTTATCTAATATTCCACGAATAGCAACAGGTCTTCCAGGGCAATACGCAACAGAAATTGCAACATTTGCAGCGTTGCCAAGCTTATATAAAGCAGTAGGAGCTGAGTCTTATAAAGATTATCCAATGATTTTTTCTGATGAGTGGAATAAAATGTTGGCTATGGATGCAACAATGTCTGCGCCTTTATTCTTTGGGCCTCCTGCTATTAAAAAAATATTTAGCAAAAATGCTAAGTTAGCTGTCGATTCTCAGATAGAATTTGAAAAAGCTGATATAGAGGCAATAACTACTTCATATGACAACTTAGAGGCTAATGGATTTAATTTAGGTGAAAACTTTGCAGCGGAAGTATCACAACACGCTGCTGTCTCTGCTGCTTCAAGAAAAGAAGTAAAACGATATACAGAAAATATAGATAGGTTGCAACGAATCTACGAAGCATCAGAGGGCAATCCTAATAATATAAAACAAAGTGATAAAGAATTTATTGTAGGCTTAGATGGTCAAGAGGCTATTAGTTTTCATAGAGGAATACTTAAAGATTTAGTTAACAACCCAGCACGATTACAAGAAGTTGCTAATATTGTAAAACAAAACAAAGGATTGACTGGAGATGCTACGCCTATTGAGGTTGCTGCATTAAAAACAGAATTTCAAGATACATTAGAAATACTTCGTAAGTCTAAAGAGGACTTTACACAATTAGCTACAGGCTTAAAAAATATGGACGCAGAGGCAGACGTAGATGCTCCAAAATCAATATTAAAAACTACTGAAGCTACAGACGCGTCAACATTTGAAACGCCTACTATTGGTGAAACTACAGCTGTATATGAATCAGCTCAAGGGAGAGATACTTCAGAAGGTAGGTTTAAATATACACCTTTAGAGGCCGAAATAGAGTCTGCTTCTAGTATAGAATCAAGGCCATACAAGGAAATGATTGAAGGCTATGGTTCATTAAAGATTTTAGATGAAAACAATAAAATTGGTTTAATTAATGCTATTCGTACACGTGTGTCTGGCCAAAAAAATGCTCTAAAAGACGCACAACGAGCTCTGAATGAGCTTAATAAGTTAATGGAATTTTCTGGGAAAAAAAGTTTAGGTGATTTAAATAAGTTTGATACACAAAGATATTTTGATGCAGAACTTAATAGATTAAAAAAAGACAAAAAAAAATTAATTATTGGTTCCAATAGAACTTCTGATTTAAATATTATTTCTAGGGTATTAAAAGAAGATGGTGTAATTCCTAAATTATTTTCTAGTGTTGACATTAATAGAGACCTTGTTAAAAAACAAAATATTGCAACAAAAGCCGCGGGTACAGCTGGAGGGCAAACAGTAGTAAAGTTAAATGAAGCTGTTAATAGACTTGCTTCTGGGAAAAGTGAAAAAACAACATTTAATGATACGGAAAAACTAACTCTTAAATTAATGAATGAACTTCAAGTAAGAGATTTAGAGATTAACGCATTAAAGTGGAAACATTTTAATGAAAAAACTGGTACTCTTGATTTAAGGGCAGATGAAGCAGGTAAGGGGTCAGGATTATCTCGTTTTATGTATTTAGATAAAGCTACTGTCAATAAATTAATTTCATTAAAAAAGAACCCTAATCAAAAAATTTTTGGAGCAGCGGGTGCATTAAAAATAACAAAAGCATTGCAGTTAGAAGCTAATAACCCAAAGGCTTCTTCAAAAAATCTTAGAAAAATATCTCAAACCAAGGCGACCAATGCAGACTTAACTGAATTTGAAGCCGCTGTATGGGAAAGATTAACTGGTCATAAGTTAAAAAGTAACTCATCAGATAGAACTAGAGTTGCAGATATATATGAAAATCTTAGTAATCCTGAGATGGCGAGAGCATTCCAAGAAGCTGTATTTCAAAAAGTTCTTGGCAAAGGAAAAGGTATTACTAAATCGTTAAGAAATAAATTTAAGGATATACTACCTACAGAAGAAGTTCAGTTTCAAAAGCAAGCTATAGGCGCGCCAGCTGGTGTTAAAGAAATGAAAAGGATTTTAAGAGAAGAGATTGCAAAAAATCCTAATGTCAAAGTAAGAACTAATCAAGACATGGATGCTGTAGGTATGTTTGCAGATGGAGTAATTTATATTAATCTTAAAAAAGCTAATATAAAAACATGGTATCATGAGAACGCTCACAGATTAAAAGATTTAATTGACAAAACAAACAATAAAGAGCTTAAAAAGATTTGGAAACGTGGCGAAAAAATATTTGCTAAAGATGCTAAGAAAGCAAAGCAGCCTCTTAGTGAGTTTATTCCTGATGAAATAATGAGATGGGCTGATGACCAGTCAAGAACTCCTACATTAGCGTCTAAAATGAAGACCTGGGCAGAACAATTGTGGAGTACGGTCACCAAAGTATTTTTTGGAAAAGATTATTTAACAAAGTTAGATGTTAGAAGATTGCTTGGAGAGCGTGTACTTAAAGGCTTTGAGGATATTCCTGAGTATAGAAAGGCAGTTCGTAATTCTGAGGGAATGCCACAGTATCAGTTTGCAAGTGTGCAAGAAAGAGCTGCTTCTGTTAAAAAAGATTTTGACTTTGCTGTAAAACAAGCTGGAGGTATGAGTCGTAGTACTCGTAACGAAGTATTTAAACAGATAGCTAGAGATGCAGGCATAGAAGATTTTGATGGATTTAAACTTACAGGTAAAGATTTATCTGAAATAGATATTATTAAGTTTAGTCAGCGTTTAAATGAAGTTCCATTTGAAGATATTGCTAGGGTTGCTAAAATGGAAGGTGTATTTCAGACTGTAAATGAAATTAGAGCTATTGAAGAAGGTTTTATAGATAAAAAAATGCGAAATAAAATGTTAAGCTTTTTTAAAATTAAAGCGGACAATTTATATCAACTAGCAAACGATGTTAAGGCAGCTAATAAATATAAAGATTTTTTAAGAGAAACTAGATTTCCCAATACAAATAAAGCAGGTGCTCATTTACTAGAGCGAATCGTTCAATCAGATAATACGCTGCCTAATAATATTATTGCAGATTTTGAACGCCCAGGTTCATTTAAAAATTGGATGTTAAGAGGAATATATAGTGGTCATAGTTATATAGGTTCTTTAGGTGGTAAGATGTTTAAAGCATTAGAAAACAAATTATTACAACATGCATCATCCGAGTTTAGACACGTTGCTAATTTTGTAGAAAAATTTGAAGGGAAAGTATCAAAATTATTGGGAAGTAACTGGGAGAAAAAATTTGGCGATGACATTGGTACCGTCTTAGACAAACAAGCTTTATTGGAGACACTAGACCTCAACAAGTTAACTAGCTCTCAAAAAAAATTATTTAAAAAAATATATAAATCAGATGCTATTGTTGTAAAAGATGGCAAGCATGTGATGAATACAAAGTATAATCATAAAACAAGATTCAAAGAACGTCCAAAGCTAGATACTGACAATCCTGAGCTTGCAGCAGTATATGCATATTTTGATTTTACTAACAATGTAAAGAAAGAATTTGCTGATATTACACGAAAATATTTTGATACAGAAGCAGAACATAAAGAATTTTTAGATACAAGACCATTAAAGTTTTTAGAAAATGAAGTATATGTTAGATATGAATTAACTAAAGAAGCTAGAAAAATGATTGATAGAGCAGGAAGCTATCAAACTAAATTTATTAATGATGCGGCTCGAAAAGAAGCAAAGAAAATGGCTATTGAAAAATATGGCACAAAAGCAACAGCCGAGAATATGGAAGAATTTGCAGAACGAGCATTAATGAGAGCTCAAGATTTATATAATAATATGCAGACTTATAGACAGTCATTTAAGATATCTGATAGTTTTTTTAAAAATAGAAATGATAAACTTCCTGAGTATTTAGAAGTAGATGGCAAAACAATTAAGATGTATAATAGAGAGTATGGAGCAACAAAAGCATATGGACTTGGAGTTGCAAAGGCGTTAGCGACTATAGAGCATTTCCCCGATAGATATAAAATTAAATTTAAACATGGGCCAGAGCATTATAGTTCACAAAAAATGTTGTTAGAGCTGCAGCAAAAATCTCCAGAACATGGAAGAGTTGTTAATGAAATTGTAAATCGTCAGCTTGGAGAATATGGTAGTTACAATGAAGCAATTAAAGAGTTTGGAGGATTTTTTAATCAAACAGCTTCTATATTTGCTAAAACTGCACTAGGATTCCCAACATCTGGATATAAAAACCTTGCACTTGGTCAAGTACAAAATGCATCATTTTTAGATTTTGTTGATTATTTTGGAGGAATCATAGATTCAATAAACTCTGATGTCCGAGCTAATTTAAGACTTACAGGCCTTACTGAAGTTGGATTGCGACATGTTGATGATATTACTTTTACTCCAAAATTATGGGATACAATATTTAAAGTAGGCGGAATGAGGCCAACTGAAAATGCAAATAGATATATTGCAGTAGCAGGAGCTAAACGATATGCTAGAAAGCGTATAGATAGAATATTTTATAAGCATTTTAATAGTAAAGTAAAAGCTAAAGCTGAGGGTCAATTAAAAGATAAATTCTTTTTAAATGATGACCAAATTAATCTTCTTAAAAAATATGGTAATGATGGATTAGTAGGTCATACTGATAAAATGAGCACTTTTGATAGGAAGAAAATACAATTAGAGCTAGATAATATTGAACAGCAAATAGCAACGTATGCTCACATTAATACACAAGGTGCATCTACAGGTTTGTTCCAGCCAATATGGGCAAATGGGCCAATGTCAAAGCCTTTAACTTTATTTTTACGTATGGCATATAAAGCATCAGATAACACAATAAGAAATGTAAAAACTGCATATAAGCATGGAGATTACGGCAAGCTTGCAACGATTGGATTGGCTCCTTTCGCGGCAGGTTATACAATAGCGGCAGTCAATCATGCCTTACTAGGAACTCCAATGCCAAAAGAAAATTCTAATCATGCTAAGTGGGCAGAGCATCTTCTTGTACAAGGCGAATCACTTGGAGTCGCAACCTCAATATATAGTTATCTAAGAGGAGAAGCTGCGGAGACAACAGTATATCCTGCAATGATAAATTGGACACATGGATTTATAGACCTTTTTAGAGCTCCAATACAAGGCAAGAAAACTGTACGACAATCTGGAGAAGATTTCCTTAAATCTATTTCATCTGGATATAGAGGATATATTAAAACATTAGACAGAATTAACAATCCATTTAAATTAAAATACAATAAGTATAGAACACTAAAGTATGATTTCTTAGAAGAAATGTACCCAGACAAGCCATCTAATAATGCGTTTATGGGTAATGATTCAAGCAAATTAGGGACAAGAAGTGATGCATACAGAGATTTTAAAACTGTATTTATGAGCGGAAAAGTTGACGATATTGCTAAACAGTACGTTACTACCATGTTTGTAGTTGCCGCAGATATGATGAGACAAGGCTTAAAGAAAGATGAGAATCACACTTCTGCAAACTTTAATTTATATTTGAAAAAAGCAGTAGCTCAGTTAGATGGAGATATTACATCATTTCATCCTAACCCATATGATTTAAATAAAAAATATTCTGGTGCTAATAAAAAATTAAATGAAGAAATAAGAGTTGCATGGTATGAGTGGCTAGCTAAAGACCCTGAAAGAGCTAAGGTGTATGGAAAAGAACTTACAAGTGCAACAAACGAATATAATTCTAAAATTATGGGTTTAAATAAACATATACAAAAGTATATAAAAGACCCTGAAATATTAAAACAAGCTAAGAAAAATATTAGAAGGCATTTGAAAAGTAATACAATAATGTTTTAAAATAGCTCCTTGATTGGTAGTAATACCATCTGACTAGAATCAAAATCACCACCCATTACAAGTCTAGCTTTTTCTTCCTTCAACAATCTTCTAATCTTATCTTTTAAATCATCTACTGAAAATATAAACCCACCCTCTATTTTATTATTATAACTCAGTAAATGTATCCAAACTGCAGAGCCTGTAGTAGAAATACCTGATGGAACGCCATTACATCTAACCTCTACAGCTATATTGCCTGTATTCTTCCATATATCGCGTTCTGTCTTAACTTCTATCATGGTGTTACCATTCTGCATGTCTTGGACAAAATCCTCTCCAATTTTGCCAAATTCTAAGTCTAAATCAAACTTCTTCATTTCTTCGTATGTTATGCCCACTAATTTGCCTCCTTCAGCTACTCGTTTTAGTTCTCCAAATACTTCTGCTATGTCACTTAATTTTAGCAATGTTCTTTCCATAGTCTGCTAAAAGCACAGCGTCTGCTGTTGCTAATATGATTTTCTTAGCCACCTTTGGATATTTTTTCTTTGCCAGTTCTTTTAAATAGTTCTTACGGTCTTTCTTGGAAAGTTTAGGAGGGCACCCAATGGATTTAATCCATACTTGAGGAGTCACGTAATATGTTTTTATTTCGTGCGAAGAGACTATGCCCTCCCAATTCCCATAGTTTTGTGCAAAGGTAAATATAGATGATTTACCATCTGTAGGTCGTGCCCAGACTTTTTCAATAATAACACGGATGTTACTAGGAGGAGTGTCGCCTATGAGTAACGCGAATATCATAGACATATCATCGATTGTTGCTGGGCACTTATTGACCTTCATTGTTCTACCTTGTAGCATTGCAATGCCACCACCCTTACCAGGGTCTATACCTATATACTTAATTAATTTTAAGTTGCTCTTTGGCATAATTTGCTCCATATACAGGTATTGGTAGTTCATCGTATATCGTACAGATGTCTCCATGGTAACCAAGCGTAACCTCGCCAGTCTCACCATAACGTACTTTACTGGCAACAAGATGTAACTCATTTTGACTTGCAGTTGCAGGGTCTACTTTATATTTATTATATATAAAGAATACGTTCTCTGCTACTTGTTCTATAGCTCCAGACTCTGCAAGGTCAGAAAGTTGTGGTCTTTTAGCCTCGCCACCTCTTGTTTCTAAATACCTGTTAAGTTGTGATGCTAGAATTACAGATGCATTACTCTCTTTAGCAAGCCATTTATATGCATTACAAATCTCCTCAAGCTGTAGACGTCTTGTATCTTGTCTTGTTGAAGGAGTTATAAGCTGTATATAATCATCTATAATAACATCGGGTTTAAATTTCTTTACTTCTGATGCAGTTTTAGGAAAGTCTCTAACATCATCAAACATAATAAACTTGTCTTCGCTGTACTTAGATGTAATCTTTTTCTGTGATTGTCTCAGAAGTTCTACAGTTTTCTCTGAGAATATTCCACGCCTCACATCTCTATAGTTTAGTTTAGGTTCTTCTATACATATTAATTTTTTAAGCACCTCTGTGTTAGGTAGCTCTCTATTAAACACCGCGACTTTAAAACCTTGTCCTACAAGTGATGCTAATAGATTTACAAGGAACGTAGTTTTACCATGACCTGGTCTACCACCTACAATCGTAATCTCTCCTCTTGTAAGACCACCTGCGAAGCTATCTATCTTAGGATATCCAGTACGTATCATTCTCTTGTCACCGCTACCCATGCTTTTAACTGTCTCTGACATCGCCTCATCGATGCTAAACTTCATGCCTGGTCTGACCTTTATAAGTTCTCCCATAAGCGTATGTGCATCTCCAATTAACTCATACACATCTGTACCATAGTGCAATACATCATGCTTTATTTTATCAGACTCTTGTACGATTCTACGCAAAAGATATTTCTCATATATTTTCTGTGCATACGCTTCGGTAGCACCTACCATACATGCATTGCTCGTACAATCGATAACATAACTCTTTGTGATACCGCTATTCATGTCATCAGTAGTGATGGATGAGCATACTGTAAGCGTATCAATATGCTGACTTGTTTGTCGCATCTTTGTTATCTTTTCCCACAGCTTCTTTGACTTCTTTTGTGAGAACACATTATTCTCTGGAACGTATTGTGCGACCATGTTGTATTCGTCTGGATTGAGGATAAGGCTCCCTAAGACTACATTTTCAGTAGACTCATCTACAATTTGGTTCATTGTTTTCTCCCTTTATTCTTCTGGTTTGTCAGTATAAGTATCAAGCATAGTATTGTATTCATTTACAACGCTATCTATATCTATTTCGTTGATTTTATATATCATACCAACATTAGATGTAGACATCTCTTGTAAAGGATTACTCTTGAGGAATATTCCCCAATTATGCTCACTTAGAACTTTTATCAGTAGTTCCTTGCTTAACATCTTTAGCCTCCTTTTTTTTCTGTAAATACTTTAAAAACTTAGTCTCATCTTTCTTATATTCTATATAGTCATTAACCACTAATGCTATAGAATCAACTTTCTGATTTACTATCGTCGTGTCGTGTATCAGATTTTCCACTACTTGCTTTACTTCGTTTAGTGTCGGTTTTTTTGGTTTCTTTTTTGTCATCTTCTTGTACCTCATTTAAAATGTCATTAAGTATGTCTTTTAGCTCTTGTACATCTTTTTTTAGGATATCAATATCCTTTTCCATATCTATGGCTCTACCCATTATTATCTCCTTTGTTTTTATTATCCACTACCATTCCCCAGAATAGCATTGCATAAACTATAATGTCTGTCAATCTACCTCTGACATCTTCTCGTTGTGAATTATGACCATCAGCGTAGGCACATAGTCCATCTACGTGCTTAATCATATAGGTCAATAGTGCTTTCTCTCTTGTCGTACCTGTAAACGATGCGACTCTTTCAAAATTTGCAAATACATTATCTAAATCTCTAGCATACTCAGTCTGCCCCGCATTTCTGATGCGAGTAACTTCATCAAATATATGCTCCATTAAATCATTCATGTCTTCTTTAACCACTTTAAAACCTCTCTCTTTTTCTATCTTGAACGGTCTTCCAAGATGTTGTTAGTCCACATCTATCCATAAGATACATCTCAATCCACCAACATCCATTAGCAATCTCTTTTACTTTTCTTACATTTCGTATATGGCTTGACTCTTTTTTCATATTCCTCCTATCGAGTCAGGGAGTCCGAAGACTCCCGTTCTCTTTTCGACGAGGTAACATCATGTCACCTATAATTCTTGGGAGACTGAACCAGAGTGCGAAAGGATGGGTTGTTAGGCAAATAAAGGGAACCCAAAAAACACTCCCCACTTCCTCGCGGATAGCGGAGTCTCCCATTTGCTACTTGCGTATATGCCTGTACACAGTAGCTCTCGATACCCCCACAATTTTGGATATCTTTCTTCCGTTTAGACCTAAGCCATAAAGAGTGTTAATTAAAAACCCTTTTGCTCGACCTACACGTCTCCTCTTATCTTTAGAAAGGAATGTCATCGTTCTTAACCTCTCCGCCTTCCCATGTTTTGATAAACTTAACTACAAATGGTGTCCTTTCTTTACCATCTTTGGTAGTATATGGTTTACCTTTATCAACAACTGCTATTGCAGGTTTTCCGTTGATTTGAGAAGGGTCAAGTGATGGTAAGATTTTAACTTCTACATCTTGTCCATCGATTTGTGCGACCTTCTTTTCTATATCCAAGCCTAGCGTCTCGCAGAATCTAAAATAAGATTTATTGCCAGGTGCATTAGACTTGAAGTCATCTCCCTCACTAGGCTCTAGGAATCTAAAGACTCCGTTAGCCTTGTAAGAACGACCAATATAATCCTCTCCAGATGCAACTTGCTCTGATGAGTCTTTATAGCTAGCATATGTATAGCTTTGCGACTTATTTGCTTCATCAACAACGAATGAGTAGTTATAAACTATTGCTTTAAACTTCTCTCCGTCTTTAGTCCAAGAAACTTCTTTCATTTGTGCATCAGCTAGGTGTCCATAAAACTCGCCTCGTACATTTGGAGCAACTGAGGTTTTGCTTGGAGTGCTAGTCGGTACAAAGAAACTTTCTTTGTTTGTTAACAAGTCGTCAAACATGTCATTTGAATTAGCCATTTTCTTTCTCCTCTATTATTATTTTATTACATTGTTCTTTACATGCTTCAAAGTTACTTGCGTCAACTTTGCCTTGAGATACAGCGTTATACACACCATCTCTCAATTTTTTATCCTTTATCTTATCTGCTAAAGCATTCAATTCTTCAGCTTGTTTAGCAGTAATCGGGTCAGCCTCTGGTAAATCCTCTCCCGCAAAGATATACAGACCAAGACCATGAAGTGCAATAGCCTTAGCTAAACACCTTTGAATTGATGTGTTAATCTGAAACGAGTTTGGACTTTCTATAGGTGCGTTCCTATGGTCTAGCACGGGATGAATCTGTGTTCTTATAACGCCATCAACATCCACAGAGACTTGTACGTATGCACCAGTTTCGTTTTTCATGTATGGTTGCTTAGTTCCATCTGCATTGTCAAACAAATGCACTTCCCATGTAGCGTCTGGACATACTTTTAATAATTCTCTTACAGCGTACGCCCAACTAAGATAATTAAACTGCCCTTTTTTCTCTGTGAACTTAGATACATCTACTTTGTTAAGTTGTTCAAATGTATTACTTTTTTTCGTTGCCATTTTTACTCTCCTTTACCTTTTTTCTATATTCTTTTCTTATTTTCTTTAGTTTTTCTGTTTTGGTTATATGTGAATACATAAAATTCATCTCCTCATCAGTAGGAATTTCATCTGCATTGATAAACTCTATAAATTCAGTTACTCTGCCCATTACTTTTTCCTTTTATGAAATGGAGGATTGCAATGGTCAAGATACTTGCAATAACTGCAATTCCAATCTTCTACTGGAGAGATACCTTGCCTAAATTGAGGCAATCCTTTTTCATGTTCTTTGTTTACATTTACCCAAAAATTATATGCACTTTTTAGCATATGAAGACCGACACTCACACATCTCATACGTGAGTCATCTTTCTTGTAGTAGTACAAATACATCCCATCTAATCTACCAAATTCTTTCTCAACCGCCAAGCCATAAGTTCCAAGCTGAATCTCTTGATGCTTCGTAGCGTTAGGGTCTGGGTTCTTATATCCAAACTTACGAGACCACGCGTAACTCGCCATGGTTTTGAAGTCTATAAGAAAAACTTTACCAGTAGTCCTAGACACCGCAACGAGGTCATAAAAACCTCGGACATTTAAGTCTGGTAGGATAACTTCTTTTTCAATGTGAAAGTCAAAACTTTCTTTTTGTAAATTATGTATTTCTTTTTCTTTACAATATATAGTATTACTATCTATAGTATTACTATATATAGTATCGGAAGACCTTTCATCTTTTAAGATTTGACTTCCTTGAAATTTCATTAAAGCAATCTGTATATCATCATGAACAATCGTTCCTAAACGTAACAATCGATTTACTCTTTCATCTGTAAAGTTAGTAGCTTCTACTTGGTCTACAGATTCAAAATACAGCTTACGTGAGCAAGAACCCGCACCAGAGCCATGATAATACTTTTCCTTACCCTCGTATCGTTCTTTATAATTTTCTTCGTTTTTACGGGCAATATAGCCTTCGTACAAACCTTCTATGTCAACTGGACAATTCTTCATTATGATTTTTTATTGATATAACTCTTAATTAAACGTGAGACAACCTCATTCATTGATTGTCCATGTGTATAGCAAGTGCCTTTAAATTTAGCCCATAGCTCTGTATCTATGTTCGTCAATATTACATGCTTTTTCTCAGTCATTCTCATACCTTTGTTTTTAATTGTTAATGTAAGACTTAGGGGCTTGACCCTCGTTATCCCTCAAAAATATACTTCTGTATTTCGATACGTCACGTATCAGGAATCGCCTGTCAATATCCCCTAATTTTAAGAAAGCTATCAGCTCTACCTGTTTTTTTGTAACATATTCCCATTGTGACCAGTTACTAACTTTCTTAATCTTACATATCAAAAAGCTATATATATTAATTAATAAATATATTAATATACAAGTATTTATTTAGCTTATTGATTTTCTCCTCTATTATTATTTTTATCATGTCTATTTATTACTTCAAACATGACTTCTATGTGTGGTAGATTATCCCAACTCCACTCTTTGTGGTAGTAAGTATCTTTTTCTTCGTTATTAACGATATGTAAAAAGTCATCTACGAAATCTTTCATTTTACTCATTTTACTATCTCCTATTTTTATATTTAAAGTACGCCCACTCAGCAAAACTTAGTGCTAATAATGCAAAGAAAAATATTTCTACCATCCTACACCTCCCATCAGCACATTCTTTCTGTCTATGAGCCTATTTAGCCGTTCAATCGTAACTTCATAGTTTCGTACTGCCGTTACTCCCGTTCGGTTTGGATATTTAATATTAACTTTCTTTCCTATTTTGTTTTGTGTTTGTCTTATTATGTTATCATATACTTCGATAACGTCTTTATTTGGTATCATTGTTTACTTCTCCTATTTTAATCTTTGGAATGTCTTTTGCATCAAACATATTTACAAACGTATCTAAGATATCTTCGTTTGACATATGTTCAAGTCCTATGTACCCGTGTATCATTATATCATAAATGTCATCACCGCCATAGTTTTCAACATAAAAAACTGCTAATTTATGCCTCATTTTATCATAATCTGGTATTCTACTCATTAGTTCACCTCCTTTACTTCAAATCCCCAATCTCGTAGCTGTTTTGCTATTGTTTCGGGTAGTGCAAATACTCCATCATAATCTACTAGTTCGCCACTTTGAAACCACAAACCACCCTCAGCATAGTATTCTGTACCATCGTTATACATCTCGTAGTGTCCGTATTGCTTTATTGGATTAACTTCGATGTGATAGGTAATCTGCTGTGTTTCATATGGTGTTGCACCACTTGATGTTTCGTGCCTTATCTGCTCTTGTTTAATGATTGTTGTCTTCTTGACGTCCTTCATCATTTGCCTCCTTTTTAGTTTGCTGATTCATATCAAGTGCTAGTTTAAGCATAGCTAGTGATAGTGCATCATCTAATCTACTTCTAGTAAACTTGACTTCTTCTTTACGTTTTTTTAGTTCTAACTTCTGCATCTTTTTTATCTTCTCTAGTTCTTTATCTAAATCAAACATATTTATTCTTCCTCTCTTATTAAATCGGTTATTTCATCTTCGTGTTCAACAATTAAACACATCATATGAGTAAGTATTGTATGGTCTATTGCTTCCCATAGATTATCGCTAATAGTTTGTAAATCTCTTTGCAAAGATTTAGACTTAACTTGTGATTGTAATTCGTTTACAAATTCTTGTTGTTCCATTAATTTACCTCCTAGTTATATTTTAGTTCTACATTGAAAGGCTCTACATCATTGCCTAAGTCAAAATTTTCTATAAAGTTCTTGATTCCATACCAATCTTCTTCATCTTCGGGAAATAAGTTAATTTCGTCATCGCTTTCATAGACTAGCCAAAAACGTATATCATCGTAATCGACCTCAACAAGCACATTTTCTTCATCAACCTCTCTACCGTCTTTTTCTAGGTCTGCTAGAATAGCACGTGTTAATGCTAATGCTATTGGACAGCTACAACCACTCTTTCTTACTCCCTTTCTTATATCATCTTTAGTTACTTCAACTACAATGCTCATTTACTTTTCTCCTTATTATCTAAAAATTTATTTAGTGAGCCTAGCCAACTTAACTTATCAGTATCGTTCGCAATATCCCATTCTTCCCATTCATAATATGTTTTATTTGATTGTTCCCATAAATCTTCATAGCAATCAAAATTGTATCCTCTTTCTTTAATTGTATCGGATATGCACATTATTTTATATGCTACATCAAAGTCCATTTACTTTTCTCCTTTTTTTTTATTAATGTTTATCCCAAAACCAATCAAATGATTCGTAATATTCCATATCTACATCTCTAAATTCGCTGATAAAGCTATTAACCGCCTCTTTTTCTGTATAACCTATATATCTTTTAATTACTATCTGATTGTCAATAATATCGCTTATGGCTATGCAACTATGATATTTTGTAATTGTTACATCAGTTTTTTCGCATTTCTTTTCTTCTATAATCATTTTAATATTCCTCTTCCATATCTTTTATTTGTTCTAAAGTTCTATATCCCGTACGGCTATATAGTATTGATTCTAAACTATCTAAATTCATCCCATTAATTGAGCATACTAGACATATTTCTTTTACCGTTGCTACTTCGTAGTCCATTAAATAATCGTATAATTCTTGTGTATCTTTATCCATTTTATTCATCTCCTTCACAATAACAATCTTCTTCTTCACAATCTTCACATACTTCTACTTCATATTCTTCTACTTCAATATCTTCTCCACTCCATACCCAGTCAAAGCAATAAGAATTCCAACATTCAGCATCACCGCATATTGCTGTATTACTCGCATATGCCCATTTTACTTCTGTTTCTTCTGGAGTTGCACCGCAATATTCGCACTCCGCATCCCATCTCTTTTTTGTTATTGTTATTTTATTTTTCATTTTTATCATCCTCATATCCTTCAATTAATGATGATTCTAGTTGCCCAATAAATACTATAAGGTCAAATTTGTACTTTTTAGGCATTTTATCTATAATATAACCTAATCTTTCATCTTGATGTTTTTTGTTCTTAAATGATGCAAACAATCTTACTGGCTTTTTTCTTTGTTCTTTTTTCATTTTCTTTTTTCCTTTACTTTATTGAAAATCGCTTGGTGTGTATTGGTCAATAATTTCATTAGCCTCATCTAGCAATTTCTCTAATTTCTTTATATCTTTTTCCAATACATCTATATATCTACAACTAGCTAAATGCATTTTCTTGTAACTTTCAATCTTCTCTTTTAAAAATTTTTCTTTGTTCATATTCATATAAAAAAAATGCCTAGCCAAATTAATGACTAGGCACTTACTCCTATGTTATTCTTGTTCTGTGTTATCTTCAGTTAATTCATCTAACTCTAGTTTTAAATCACTTATTGCTTGGTTAGCATCATCAATATAATTGCTATACTCTGTTACTTCTTCAAGGTAGCCAATTGCATTGCTGACTGAGTCGTATTGGTCTCTAAATTCAGAATCAACACTATCTATTTTATCTTCTATTTTATTAAGTGCTTCTAGTAAGTGATTAATGTTATTTACTTGTGTGTTGTTTTGTAGGTGGGTTATTTGGTCAATGATATCGATACTTCCATCATTGTGCATTATTCTTTTTATTTCTTGAAGTTTAGCACTATCTCTTTCTAATTGTGTTAAGTCTTCAAGCATCTTTTTAATTTCCATTTTTTCGTCCTTTCAGCCGTGTGGCTTGTTATTTGGTTAACTAATATTATCAATAATTACATTAATAAACAAGATAAATAAAATAAATAATTAATAGTAATATATATATAAAAGAGTTGTATATTATAGGGAACTAAAAACGAGGTAAAAAATGACTAAAAAAATTAAATTAAGTAAAGAAATGTTTGGAGACAATGCTATTGTGATTTCAGCTATCCTAAATGCATTAATTCAAAAAAATAAGATTAACAGCAAGAAGCAAAAAAAAGATAACTTATAAATCAAGTATATAAAAAAGGAGCTATAAAATGATAGGCAATCACAAAACAAGTATAGTTAATGATAATAAAGTTACAATGGTATGTTATCACTCAACGCCAGTTGTAAAGATAACAGATGATAAAATAATATTAAACTCTGGCGGGTGGCTGACTGCGACCACTAAAAGACGCATGAATCAAGCAAGTTTATCTTATGGGCTAGGGTTTGCAGTATATCAAGTTAATTTCTCTTGGTATGTAGACTATAAAGGGGATACAATACCATTTGAGGACAATATGGAATTAGATATATAATCGTCCGTACCTACCACACAACCCCACCCCAAACAAAAACGCCCCGACTTATTGGTTGGGGCGTTGCTTTTCTTAGTAAATGTTAATAAATATTAATATAGATTATAATCTTATCCAAATTTTCAACCAAATCCGTAGGGTACGAGGGGCTGACATTTGGGGGGCCACGCATAAAAAAAGAGGGACACGCATTCTAATATTATTTTTTGTATTTTGCCCAATATTTTTTTCTAACCTTTTTTTTCAATTTTGTATCTGTTTTTCTATATGGACGTAATACCCACTCGTTATTTATTTTGTATGTAAAAAAATCAGCTTTTTCCCATTGTAGGCGTTTGTATGTTTTTATAGGGTAAGGTCTGGGGTTGTTTATATTCCATTGTTCATCAATGGCTGTTGTTAGTAGTATTACTATATAACATTTTAATATCATATTCAGTTCCTTTGGTGGGTTTTAGATAGAGGCCATCTATTCCCCCTGCGGTTAAACAGGAGGAGTAGCCTCTATTACAGTTCCTTCGGAGCCGTTTCGCTTGATAGGACAATCGTTTTGGTAACTAAGCTCAATTGTCTTCGACTTGCTTTATGGCTGTTGTTACATATCCCCTTTTAGTAGCCGTTGTTTCTTGCTGTACCCTAAAAGCGTTTAGCCAACCGATACAGCGGACTAAATATATTATGGATATTTATCTAATGCAATATTTATTTTTATTTTGTATATTAATTTATATGGATTCAAAAACAATTAAGGGCAAAGAACACCTTCTTTATGATAATATGAAGGAATTTATGGCGTTTAACCCGATGTTAAAGCCAACTGGCGACTGGCGGCGCGGCAAGGAGGGCGACTGGGTCTATACAGATGACTTGCATGTATGTCAAATCCTGCGCGTTTTTTTTGTTACAGTCCCTTCTACAGGCAAAAAACAGAAATGTGTGCGTACAGTCTGCGGTTCTTACGTTGTTGGGCAGGAAAATCTTAAAATGTTAGGCGAAAATGGCGTTGCAGAGAACATTTACACGTTTTCTAGCACGTATAAGACCATAAAAGAGGTTAGGAAGAAGAAAGTATCGTCTAAAAAGTTTTTATTTGCGCAATACGTAGCTGCAGGAATGGATTCAAGTGAGGCATATAGTAAAGTCTATCCAAAGGCCAAGGACACAACGTATATCAAGACTGCAGCTAACAAATTATTACAACAAAAAAAGGTACAACAGATGGTAAAAGAGGAAATCAAAGAAGTTTTAGCCGCTGAAGGCGTTACTCCTGAGTTTATTATCCGATTATACAAAGATATTGCTGATATATCAGAGCGGGACTCTGATAGGCTGCGTAGCTTAGACGCGCTTGCAAAAATATCAGGATTGTTTGATACGGACAAAAAACAAGAACAACTAACCGTTTGGAGCGGATTTTCGCCTGAACAGCTGGAGGCTATCAAAAGTGAACAAAACAACGTCAAAGTACTCGCGCACGCAGAAAAAGAGGGAGAGTAGCACAAAAGACCCTTGTTTGGTTTGTGAAAAAGACTTATATTACGACGATGAAGTAACGCAAAGAATTGGCATGATGGAGTCTAATGGAGACATTAAATCATGGAAATGCCCGTTTTGTGCGTCCGAGTTTGACTTAGATGATAACATTCTGTATATATACGGAGAAGATAACGCAAAAGGATTAGCTTGAAAAACAAGTGAATTGAAAGAGAACTTGCAAATATCCCAGTTAGGGACGCTCGAGATAGAGATTTGCCGCAATTTAAGAAGGGTGGACGAACACCAGCGTGGCAGCGCAAGGAAGGTAAAGACCCAAAAGGCGGGTTAAACCGTAAAGGCGTTGCATCTTATCGCAAAGCAAATCCTGGTTCTAAGTTAAAGACCGCTGTTACTACAAAACCAAGTAAATTGAAAAAAGGCAGCAAAGCTGCAAAAAGACGTAAATCGTTTTGTGCTAGAATGAAGGGTATGAGGAAAAGGCAAAAGCCTAGCAACAACACAGGTAAGGATAGATTATCTTTATCATTAAAGAAATGGAATTGTTAAATGCCAAAGTTTGGAAGTAAATCAAGAAAAAACCTAGCAACCTGCCATGAAGACTTGCAGGACTTATTTAATGAAGTAATTAAGTATGTTGACTGCAGCGTCATTGAAGGCCATCGTAGTCAAGAAAGGCAGGATAAGTTGTATGAAGAAGGAAAAACCAAGCTCAAGTACCCAAAGGGCCGCCACAATGCTAGTCCTAGTCGTGCTGTCGATGTTGTCCCTTACCCTATTGACTGGGATGATAGAGAGCGTTTTCACTTATTTGCAGGCTTTGTTTTAGGCGTTGCGCAGTCAATGGAGATAAATATACGTTGGGGAGGGGACTGGAACAAAAACTTCGAGGTTGATGATAACCAGTTCGATGATTTTCCTCATTTTGAATTAATGAAAGGATTTTAGCATGGCACAAGATTTAGATAATTATGGAGCACCATTAGGTGAACATTTTAAAAGATTATTAAAAGGAGCTCCTAGTGATATTACTCCAGAAGATTTACTAGCTAGGCAGATACGTTATGATGAAAATATTTTAAATAAATTAACGTCTGGCCAAATGTCTTATGAAGATGCATCTAGGTTTATAACAAATCCTAATAGAAGTAGATTAACTTATCCTGTAGACTATGAATTGCCTGTATCAGAAGAATTATCAAATGCACACTCGCAAATAGATACATTGATTAATAATAATACAATAAAAGATTTTTTAATTGAAGCTGCTAACAATAATACATTAGGCCAATCTTACGAGTCAGACCCAAACATATTAAGCGAACAAACAACGCTGTTAAATTATTTAGCAGGAGCAGTTAGCGAAGAGGGAACTAAAAATAGATATATGTATGGAATTGATGACAAGGAACTTGAAAATAGAATGTCACAAATTAAAAGTTATCCTAGTACAGTAGATTCAGCTGGAGTTGAAAGATTTACTATACCATTAATGGTTCCAGGCTCTTTTCCTCCAAAGTATGAACGTGAATCAAGAAGTATGCAGCATTGGATAGAAGATTATCCTGAATGGATAAATCGTTCATCTATCAATAACCCTTAATATATGGCCAATCTTAACCTTAATGGCAATGTTTCAAAGAATGAAGAAACGCTCCATTTAGCGTACAACGATTTAATTACATTTGGCAAGATGTTTAGTCCACAGGACTTTTTAGCATCTGCTACCCCAGATTTCCACAGAGATGTCGGAAGTCTTCTTATAGACAAGACAAAACAACAATTAGCACTAGTTTTACCTAGAGACCATGCAAAATCTACCTTAGCGGCCTGTGCTGTGCTTCACAGATTTTTATTTGCGACGAAAGATAATCCAGAGTTTATTGCATGGATTGGTGAAGCTCAAGACCAGGCAAGGGATAACCTCGCATGGATACAGAACCATATATACGATAATCCAGCTATACATTACTATTTTGGTGATTTAGAAGGAGATAAATGGACAAAAGACGAATTTACACTAAGAAACGGTTGCCGAATGATTGGCAAGGGTACTTCACAAAGATTAAGAGGGAAAAGACAGAACTCGACAAGATACACAGGAATTATACTTGATGACTTTGAATCAGAGCTAAATACTAAAACTCCTGATTCTAGGAGACAAATTAAAGAATGGGTAACTGCTGCAGTATATCCAGCGATTGATTTTGATAAAAATGGATTTTTATGGTGCAATGGAACTATTGTGCATTATGACAGTTTTTTAAATGGTTTAGTAAACAAACACCGAGAGGCGGTAAATACAGGCGAAGACTTTGCCTGGTCGGTATATACTAAAAAAGCTATTGAAGATGGCGCACCTTTGTGGCCTTCACGTTGGCCAATGAAAAAATTAGAAGAGCGTAAGCAATTCTATATAGACTCAGGTACCCCAGCTAAATTCTACCAAGAGTATATGAACCAGGCAAAATCGCCAGAAGACCAGATATTTAGCGAGGAGGATATTAATAATGCATTATATAAAGGAAATGCACGTTTTGACGCAGAATATGATTCGTGGTATATCAAAATGGATGACGGACGAAAGGAATATATTAATATTTACATTGGTGTTGACCCAGCTTCAACAGTTGGGGTACATAATGATTATTCTGTTATTATGGTTATTGGCGTTACTGCAGAGTTTGATTATTATGTTATTGAATATTGGCAAGAGCGAGTCCTGCCTATGGACTGCGCAGACAAGATATTTGAAATTACAAAACGATACAGCCCGATACGTAGAATAAACATTGAAACAGTAGCATACCAAGAAATGTTAAGAGATTATGTTATGAAGCGTAGTAAAAGAGAAGGAATGTTTTTACCTGGTATAGAAAAAGGAATTAAAAATTACAATCAAAAAAAGAAAGATAGATTATTTGAAGGTCTGCAGCCAATGTTTAAGGCAGGTGCTGTACACTTAAAAAAAGAAATGCATGCGTTTATAGGAGAATTACTTGATTTTCCTAAAGGTAGTCACGATGATACTATTGATGCATTCTGGCTAGCAACGCAATTTGCTAAAGGTAATCCTAAAGCAGGAAGTACAAAAAAGAAGAAAAATAAGGATGGAAGTTGGTATAAACCTAAAAAAATGTATAATTGGATGACAGGTGCTCGAAAATAGCTGTTGTTTATCTCGATAAATAGGTTTATATTATGAGTTATGATACGCGAAGATATTAGGGTAAAAGAAGTAAGAGAGCTGTTTGACCGATGGCAAAAGGCTCGTATTGACTGGGATACGGCTGCAAGAGAAGATATTGATTTTTATTTAGGTAATCATTTTACAGCAGATGAAGTAGACGAGTTAGATTCGCGCAATCAGTCATCAATGCCTATGGATAGGCTGTATTCTGCTATAGAACAGTTTAAAGCAATAGTTACCTCTAAAACTCCAAAATTTTCTGCCGTTGGCAGAGAAGACTCAGATAATAAACTTACAAACGTATGGCGTACTATACTTGAGTATATATGGGACATATCTGATGGCAATGAAGTATTTAAACAAGTTGTGCACGATTACGCAGTTACAGGACTAGGATATTTTTATGCATACCTAGATAGAGATGCAGATTATGGTAGGGGTGAAGTTAAATTTACATATGTAGACCCATTTCGTGTATATGTAGACCCAAATGCAAGACATAAATATTTTGATGATGCGTCAGGCATGATAGTGTCTACAATATTAAGCAAACAACAACTTATAGACCTTTATCCGCAATTATCACAACCTGTAGACGAACAAAGTGAAAAGATTTTAATTGATGAAATAGAATCAATAAGTGGAGAAGAAGATTACCCAGATGCCACTAATAGGACCACAATGCAGTCATTTACGCCCGATAATACAAAAGATAAGGATTATGGCGTAGATAAATATAGATTGCTAGAATACTATCGTAAAGTGCGTGTACCGTATTATAGAGTGATTGATACTCGTACAGGCGATGAACGTATTATGACGCAAGAAGATTTTACTCAAATGGCTCAAGATAAAGATTTTGCACTAGCTATAGAAAAAAAATTAATTGATTATGTAGAAGTAACACAATCAAGAATTAAATTAACATGCACAGTTGGGCAAATCGTATTATATGAAATGATATGCGATACTGACATATACCCTATTGTACCAGTGCCTAATATATGGACTAACACACCATATCCAATGAGTGATGTTAGAAAGAATAAAGCATTTCAAAGGTTCCTCAATAAGACAGTGTCACTTATCACATCCCATGCCCAAGCGTCAGCTGGATTAAAGCTACTCGTACCCCAGGGTAGTGTTAGTGATATAGAAGAGCTTGAAAGAGACTGGTCTAATCCTAACGCTACTATCGAATATGACCCTTCTTTTGGGGAACCGCATTTTCCTGCACCGCAACCATTATCTAGTTCTATTATGACATTACCTAAAATGATAGAAGGTTATATTGATTTAAATATTGGTATATTTGAAATGATGCAAGGGAGTACAGAAGCGGCACCTAGAACGTATAGTGCAACAATGATGATGGAAGATGTGGGTCAAAGACGTTCTAAATCTAAACTAAGAGATATTGAAGGTTCATTAAAAAGATTAGGCCAAGTTGCATATAATATGGCAAAACAACATTATAGCTTTAAAAAGACATTTAGAATTGTTCAACCTAATAACGATATTAACGAATATACAGTAAATAAAAGATTGTATGACGATAAAACAAAAGAATTAATAACGATTGAAAATGACATATCAGTTGGACAATTTGATGTAAGAATTATAGGAAGTTCTACGTTACCTTCTAATAAATGGGGTGAATGGCAAATATATATGGAAGCATATCAAGCTGGTCTTATTGACAGAGTTGAAGCTCTTAAAAAGACAGAGATATTTGACAAAGAAGGTGTATTGCAAAGAACTGATGAAGTACAAAAATTACAAGGAATGTTACAGCAAGCTCAAGAACAAATTAAACGTGTAAGTGGTGACTTACAAACTGCACAAAGAGAATCTGTATCATCAAGACAGCGTACTGAAGTAGAGAAGTTTAAAGGTAGGCTGAAAGAACAAGAATTAGATAGCAAAGCAAATAGTAAGCTGCAATTAGGCAGATTACAAGATGCGGTCAAACTCGAATCCGAGAAATTACGTATGAATACTCGTAGTGAAGCTCAAAAAGGAAAAGAGAAATCGCAGAAAGGAGCTAAATAATGGACAACGCATTAGAACATGGACATCTTGAAGGTGAAGCCGTAGATAATGTAGGGCAAGACGAAGCAGTCAATACGCAAGAGAGTTCTACAAACTGGGAAGACCAAGCAAAGTACTTCCAAAGTGAAAAGGATAAACTCGCAGCGGAAAACTCAAAACTACATCAATACGAAAAAATTGGAAAGTTATTGGAATCACGACCAGATATAGCAAATGCAGTAGCTGGTATGGTGCAAGGTGCGCCGAGTGGTCAACCAACAGCACCAGAACGTATTGTTTTAGAAAAAGATGAATTTGACCCATGGGAAGCCTATAATGACCCGCAGTCTAAATCGTACAAGTTCAGACAACAAGAACTACAGGACTCTATAAATGGAGCCGTTAACCAACAAATGCAAGGATTACAGCGTAATCAAGGCGAAATTCAGTTAAAGACCGAACTACAGCAACGAGGGCTGAGTCCCGCAGAAGTAGACTCTTTTATGAATTTTGCAGCGCAGAATCCAGCAGAGTATGGTGTTGATGGTGCTATTAAAATGTGGAGAGCTGTGTCTGAGTCTGGGGCTACTAGCAATCAAGTACCAAACCCGTTAGATGATGTTCGTCAAACACAGGGCAACCCTGCACAGGGTGGGGTGTTGCAAGGTCAACAACCTCAAGCCCCTAAAAATGACGAAGATTCAATGTGGGATAGTATTGTAGCTGCTGGCAGTCGTACGAATGTATTGTAAATATAATATAACTTAGGAGAAAACAATGAGCACTTATAATAGTGATATGGTAAAATTCGGTACTCCTGGTTCGGCTACAGTAGATAGCGCTCAAATGAGCACAAGAAGACTGTATGACTTTAGCGATAGGGTCGCTGACTTAGCTCCAGAAGAATCACCGTTTTTTGTTTATTTATCAAAAGTAGCAAAAGTACCTACAACTGATTCGCAGTTTAGGTTTTTAGAAGATAGAACTAAGATTGCAATGACTGATAGAAGTTTTGTAATTTCAACAAACCTTGCTGCAGTATCAGCAGGGGCAACAGTAACAGCAACACTTTCAGCAGCACAACCATGGCTTATTAAAGGAATGGTTATATCTGTAGAGTCAGTTACTGGTAATAGTGGCGCACCTAATCATGCAAACGCAAGAATAGATGCAGTTAATTCTGATACTTCTATTGACATTACATGGCTTACAAATCCTGGCTCTGATGCTGACCCAGCTGGTTCTGCAAAAGCAACAGTAATTGGAACAGCATTTGCAGAAGGCTCAGGAGCTCCAGATGTGTTTTCACAAGAACTAGATAATGATTATGGGTTTACTCAAATCTTTAAAACTGCTTGTGAAATGTCTAACACAGCTAGAGCAACAGTCTATAGAGGATATGCTGATGAATGGCAACGTATATGGAATCTTAAATTAAGAGAACATAAAATTGACATTGAAAGAGCTATGCTTTTTGGACAACGTGCATCTTCTGGTGGCGTTCAATATACTGAAGGTCTTGCAGGTCATATTATGGCAAATGGCCAAGCCCAAACAAAAGAAGATAGTGAACAATTAGTATACACAGAAGGTCAAGCTTATCTTAAAACAGTCGCAGCAGGAAGTTTAACTTACGATGTTTTACTAAGAGACCTTGAAGTAGTATTTGACCCAGCAAGAGGTGGAAATACAAGTAAATTAGCACTATGTTCATTACCTGTTATTTCACTTTTTAACAAACTTGGTGATGGTGTTGGTTTTATTGGGGATTCAATGAATGGCTCAAATAGATATAACTTTGACGCTAGTCAAGGTACTTTTGGCCATAAAGTTATGAAAGTAGAAACTGTTCATGGAGATTTATCTCTTGTAAAAGAGCCTCTATTTAGAGGAATGTCTGGTGAATTTATGCTACTTGCTGACTTAGACCATGTATCATACAGACCACTTGTAGGTAATGGTGTTAATAGAGACACTTCAATAACAACAAATGTGCAACAGGCTGATGAAGATTTACGTAAAGATATGATTCTTACAGAAGCAGGTCTTGAAGTTACTTTGCCTGAAACACATGCATTGTTTAACTTTGAGGAGGCATTATAATGAGAAGTGACGTATTAAATGTAAATAGTAGTTCTACTTTTACACATAAGAAAAAAGTTCAATCTATTAATGCTGATATTACATTAACTAACGAAGATAGCGGAAAAGTTTTTATGCTTGATGCTGCTGATGCAGCAGTTGCAATAACTTTACCAACCGCTTCTACAGGAGAAGACGGAGTCTATTATAAATTTATAGTAGAGGAAGAAACTCCTACTAATGCTATAACAATAGGAGCAGGAAGTGCAATCGTTAGTTTTGTAGGGATAGATGTTTCTGGCACTGCAGCTTCAACTGCAGGAACTCAAGTTAGTAATATTGTAATTGGTTCAACAGCTCAAAAAGGTGATGTTGTAGAATTAATGTTTACTAAAGGTGAGTACGTAGGAACTGTTTTGTCAGGCATAAATGGCGCTATTACTACATCATAATCCAAAATCATAAGGATTGACAGTTTTGTAGGACTGTGCAGGGTATCGTATAAAGGGTACCCTGCGAACCTACTAAAATTTTAACAATAAACAAGCTCATTCACGCACAGCCAGTGCTTAGGGCAGGAGGTAAAAATGGCATTTAAAAAAACATTACACAACTTTACAGTTGTAGAAGCACAAAATTTAGCTTTAGGTCAAAATGGAGCAGTAATAATAGATGGGACAGAGGAAATAACTGGACCATTTGTTGCAGTAACTGCTTTAGCTGCAGCAGTCGTAGATACTTCAGAATGTACTACGAATTTATCTGGCACTGTTCCAGCTACATTTGCTATACCTGTTGGAACTACAATTTATGGAAAGTTTGATTCTATTGAATTAGATAGCGGTAGCGTTATAGCATACTATTTATAATTATGTCTTTATACGAAAATATAAATAAACGCAAAAAAGCAGGAACTAGTAGGTCTAAAAAAGATTCTACTATCTCACCAGAAAATTATGCAAACATGAAAGCAGGTTTTCCTAAAGCATATAAAGGTGGTAAAATGACTGGCCCTTCACATGCAAAAGGTGGTATACCTATTGAAGTAGAAGGTGATGAATATGTAATTAAAAAAAGTTCTGCAAAAAAAATTGGTTATGATAATTTAGATTATATGAATGAATATGGTAAAATACCAACAGTAGACGCAAGAAAAAGGAGTAAAAAAAATGCCTAAAGTAGGAAATAAAGAATTTAGTTACGATGCTGCTGGTATGGCAGCTGCTAAAAAAGAATCCAAAATGACTGGAATGCCTATGAAAAATGCTATGGAAAGAAGCATGACTGAATATGCAGGTGGTGGGAAAACAGGTTATAATAAAATTGGAATGTATGGACATGGTGGTAAAACAATGAAGCCTGTTGATGCATCTAAAAATCCTGGTTTAGCTAAATTACCAAAAGAAGTTAGAAATAAAATGGGTTATATGAAACATGGTGGGAAAATAGGAAAAAAATATGGCAAGTAGATATTGGAAAAGAAATAATAAAGGTGAACTTGTAGAGTTTTTCCCTAATCAAGTAAGTTTTGCAGATGGTGCTGTAAGTAATCACATTAATATGCGTACAACATGGAGTGGTCAAACTAAAGTAGAGTTTACACAAACTACTATGGACGAAGATATAGCTGCAAGGAATAAACGGTAATGGCAACATTTAACGAACAAATAAATGATTTAGTAGGAACATTTACTGACACAAATGCTATGGACCAATTTTTAACAGACGGATTAAAACAGCTGTACAGTGTCCTTTCTCCTGAAAAATTAGCAGAATGTGTTACTCATTCAGAACTTAGTAACTCACCATCTACTTTAAGCTTAAATACAGCAACTATTGGGCCAGTATTGTCGGTTACAAGAAAAAACTCAAAAGGATTTAACCAAATATGTAGACAAATATCTCCTGCAATGGCTTCAAGAATTACTGATACAAGTGATTTAATGCATGCAAACGAAACAGACCCTGTATATTTTATTAAAAATTCAGTTTTAAATGTTTATCCAGACCCTACAGCAAGTCAAACTGCAGAAGTATTATATTTGCCACTTACTCAAATAGGTAATGCGGATAGTTCTGTAAATAATTTATCTAATGATATGGAATATATTGTTGTATTATATGCAGCAATAAAATGTGCACAGTCATTGCTTGCAACAGAAGAAGATGATGAGCTTTACATTCCTATTATAGTTAGTTTAAAACAAGATTATGTGCAAGCTTTAAATCTTTTAGGAGTAAAAATTCAAGCCCCATCAGGAACAGGACAAAAACGTGCTAATTTACCTGAACGCCCAAATCAACCTCAACAAGGTAGTCAAAAATGAAAGTAAAAGATTTAATACAACAAGTAGAATATCTTATGGGTAGACAGCCAGAAAGATATATGATGCAGTTAATTAATGATGGTCTAATGGATATGTCAGGGAAAATACAACATCATACTGCACAGAAAAAACAAAATTTAACTTCAAAACAAAGGTGGTATCCTTTAGATGACAATGTCATTGATATTACAAGAGTAGAAATTTTAGATACAGATAATAGATATGTGATGATACCTAAATTGGCTGACCCACATAAATTATTAAAAGACGATTCAGATGATTCATCTGATTCATTAACATAGGAGTAAAAAATGGCAAGCACAGTAACAGCTTCAACAATGACAGTGACAATATCTGAATCTATTAATTTAAATGGAGCAAACCAAGGTGGAACTACATCTTTGTCAGTACCTTCTATAAGTGAAGTTTATAAAAGAATAGTAACCGTTCCAGTAAGTGGAGATGGTATAATTAGTTTAATTGAAACAACTGGAGATTCAGGTACTACTGTAGATGCAGGTAAATTTATAGTAGAAAATATGAAATATTTGAGAATTACAAACCTTAATGATACAGCAAGTGAAGGTATAATACTTCAAATAGCAAGAGATGATAATTCTGACAGTGCTGATGATGAATGTGCATGGTTTTTATTAGAAGAAGGTAAATCTTTTATATTAAATACATTTGATGCAGCATTTAATGCAAATAATGCAGATACTGACACTCCAGCATTAGATGCAATTACAGATATTAGAGTTAAAAATGAAAGTGCTACAGTAGCAGT